TAATACATCCGTTGCGGCTTCGCTGGCTGCTCAGTTGGGAGACTTGATAGACACGTCCTCTTATCTCCAGTCTGTTATTTACAGCTTGCATCCCGGATTGGGAATTACGGTGGATCAATCCAACCCAGATCTGGGCATGGCGCTGAGCACTATCTACAACGGGCAAGTACCGGAAGCAGTGTCGCTGACTATGTATGGTTATCTGCTCGACGCGGAATTAGGTAGTCTGCAGGTCAATCTGGCAGCGGGCCCGGATGCCGGTGTCGAAGCCAACTCCTTCCAGCAACAGGCTTTGATAACCACCAACAAAGCAGTCGAATCACAGATGGCAGCAGATGGTAGTGTTGCTGCTCAATCGGCACTGCTATTGAGACCTCTGAAGTCTAGCGCCATCATGAATGCTGGGATACAGAGTCAGCTGCTGACATACCCGGCGGCTACTTCAGTATCACCGATGCCAAGTTTGAATGTCATTCCTGCCAGCAATATAGATGTCAGCAGCGATGTGGCAGCCTTAGTCCAGTCACATATAGATACATCCGGTCAGGTAGCCTCTTCGATGTACCAAACTCTGACGCAGCCGGATCCAATTGCTTCGGACGTGGCCAGCGTAGTAGGGGCTCTGGCAACTTGCAGTGTGGTTGACTTGATCCGTATGAGTTCCATGCTAAGTATGACGGCTCAATCGTTGGCCAGTTCGGTGTTGAGTCTGTCAACGGGTATATCGTCCTTCATCTTCCCGCAAGCCGTAGCTCAGGCTTCTGGAATGATGTTTCAATTGGACAAGATCGTGCAGATGGCAGTCACGCCGAGTTTGTCGGCTAACAATGCAGTAACTTCCATGGTGCAGAGTTTATCAGCAACGATGAAGCCCAACGGCTCTCTTGCTGGAGTGATACGCACCATGAAGCAGCCTACTTCAACTCAGCTTACGGGCCCGTTAGCTGGAATGCCGGCGAACAACTCATCGGTCAGTGGGCTGCCTATAGGCAGTCCGATCCCACCCAGTATGTCCAGTTTGGGATTTAGCCAGGGCATTAATGAGATGAGTAGCATAATGTCTTTCTGCACGAGTAAAACTACTACCAGCAGCACGCTGCAACAGGACGCATTCCAACGTCTCACTGCCAGGGTGAATGGAGATCAGAGCAAATCGACGCAAGTGCTGGCTGCTACTGCTAGTATGGGATCCCTAGGGTCTCTGGTAACAGCGTTCGTCAACGAGCAGCAAAGCAGCGCTGCTATATCGACCCAGAATTCATCTGCGCAGCTCGAGACGATTGGGAACATACTGTCTAGTGCAACGACAGGTTCGGGAGCATCTTATGTGGTTCAGAATGGAGTGGTATCCGTTACTCCGCTGGCTGTGCCTCCTTCTACTCCTGGAGCAGCTACAGTATTTGCCAAATCCGGTATCCAGAGTTCTCTAACTGGACTCAATCAGACTGTGAGCGCCTAACATGGCTAATAGTACGAAGGTTCTAGATCGCCAGCTCGTCCTTAATGAGCGCGTGCGGCAGTGGGCAAGCGGCAATCGACCAATCGTTAAGTCGAAAGGATCGATAGAGCTAAAGCCTTGTATGACGGGATTGGATAAGCATACCGAATTGAAAGTGTCCCCGTCCAGCATTGGTGAACGGTTCATCAGCGACGACGAACTGATTAATAGGGATGGAATCAAGAAGCTGGAGCCTGTAGGCATTACCATGGCTCAGCGAGTCGACGACGCCAACGCTACATATCGTCGGCTGTGGGGAATCATCCAGCCGGAATACAACCTGCTGGAGCCGTTCACTATATTCGATAGCGAGCCGTTCTTGCGTCAGGCGATCAACCGCAAGATCTCGCTGATGTTCCGCAACGGCTTCGAGATCACCGGAGATCAGGACCCGGACGTAGAGTACCTCCAGCGACGGCTTGAAGCGATGGAATATGTAATGGAGCGGACCACGGAGAACTTCTTCAAGCAGATCCTGATCAATCTACTGCTTTGTTCCAATTGCTTCCTGCAGAAGATCCGGCTGGAATCGGCGACCATAGTTTCCCAGAAGTCTGGCCGTCCCATACCAGTTGCCGGCTATCGTCTGATCCCGGCGCATATGATCTTCCCTTATCTGGAGAACGGAGTTCCAGCCTGGTGGCGTCGATTCTTCGATACCGGAGCTCCCTTCGAAGATATACCCCTCGAGGACATTATTCATCTGAAGTGGGACGTCAAGCCGGGACATAGATTCGGCACCCCGCGCACCGTAGGTGTACGCGATGATTTATTCGCCCTGCGCCGCCTGGAAGAGAATGTAGAGCTTCTGTTCATCAACTTCCTCTTCCCTCTATTCCACGTTGCCGTCGGCAATGAGGAGAATCCGGCCGGCTTCGATACCGAAAGCGGCATGGATGAAGTACAGATGATCCAGTGGCAGATCCAGAACATGCCCAAGGAAGGTATGTTCGTTACCGACGAGAGGGTTGAAGTCAAAGCCGTAGGGTCTGAAGGCAAAGCACTCGATTACTCCAAGCTAATAGAGCACTATAAGAGTCGCATCTATGTAGGTTTGGGCATGAGCGCTGTCGACATGGGAGACAGCAAGGGTGCAGGCAGCAGGTCGACCGCCGACAATATCTCGCAGAACCTGAAGGACGCCATCAAGGCCGATCTGGAGATGTTTGGCGGATTGGTTCGCATGTCCATCTTCAAGGAGTTCTTCCTTGAAGCTACCTATTCAGTTTCGGTGCAAAAGGCAGTCGCCCGCACTTGGTTGCACTTCCATGAGATCGATTTAGACAACAAGATCAAGTTCGAGAACCATATTAGCCAGTTGTTCCTGAACAACCTAGTCGATGAAGATGAAGCTCGCCAGTTTATCGGCAAGCGGAAACTCAAAGATGTGCAGCGAAAGAAGTTGAACTTCGATCTGCATACAGTCAAGCTGGTCAAGGTGACAGAGGAAGCCAAGGCAGATACAGCCATCGAGATAGCTGAGCATGCCACCCAGCAACAGTTGAAGCTGATACCAGTCCAGACTGAAGCCGCCAAGCAGCAGGCTCAGACCGAGATAAAGCTGTCGGCTACCAAAGTTGCCCACCATGAGCGTAAGAATGAGTCGACGATGAAACTGCTGCAGGCCAAGACAGAACACTTCAAGGCTACCGGAGGAGCTGGAGCGCCGCAACGGGCCACTGCCAGGAAGAGCTCGCCTGGAAGAAAGTCTGTGCAGAACAAGGAGACTCCGACCAATCAGCATGGGTCCAATCCTGGCCCAACGAAGGCCAAGAGCGGATTGGAGCATCTAGCAGCGGAGTGCACCGATGCTTTGGTGCAGTTAATCGACAAACTGAAGGATGAGAACGGCACGGTCGATCATGAAGCTTATCAGAGTAAGATCCTACCTACTCTAGAAGATGTCATCGCTCGTGCGGAAGCCCAAACCCGAAGCGCTGGGGAGACTGACTATACTAGACAGGCACGAAAGGGGTTGGATTATCTGGCTGCTGTTGCAGGCACCACTTATGACCCCGAACTTCTCTCGGTGCTGGTAGCATCGGCACTGAGTACTGATGAGGAAGGGTATGTCAGAGACTCAAATACCGACGTTTCGGAAGCAACCGTTGACGCCTGATTATCAGTTCGTTCCACAGCCGGTTCGTAAGAATCCTATTCCGCCCCGGTTCGAAGGACAGATTCCAGTGAATCTGCCTGGTGGCACGATGGTAAACATACCACTCAACAAGTAGAGGTAAGCATGGCTTGGCTCGAAATGCGAGATTACACCGACAGAGCGATGATCGTCTATCTGATACGGAACACTATCAATGGGAAGTGTTACGTAGGTCAGACGACACAGACTCTGCAGCGTCGGTTGAACACGCACAAGACCAAGGCCAAGAGTGGATCCACATCGCCGTTGTATTGTGCCATACGCAAGTACGGTTGGGATTCGTTCGAAGTATCGGTTCTGACCGTAGTGGATAACCTGGAAGCTCTGAATGAGGCCGAGCGGAAATACGTAGCTGAGTATCGTTCTACGGATAGGGAGTTTGGTTACAACCTAGCCGAGGGCGGGAACAGCAATTCTGGCTGGGTTATGAGAGAGGAAACGAAGCTCCGGATAGGCCAGAGTAATCGCGGCAAGCCTGGCCGCAAAGGCATAGCATTGTCCGAGGAACATCGTCGCAAGCTCGGTGATGCACGGAGAGGCATGAAGTTCTCTGAAGAGTGGCTACGGAATATGAGTGTCGCTAAGAGAGGGATGAAGCACGGTTCTCCGTCAGAAGAAACTCGTCGGAAGATCAGCGCAGCTCTCATTGGGCACCCTCCATTCGTTGGTTCCGGGAGGCCAAAAGCATGCCACGCCTAATGTTGCAGATGCGGGACTATTGGACCTTCCGTACGAAGGAAGTCCTCGAGAACCGCAAACAGTTATTCGAGTGCAAAGACTCGCAGTCGGATACTGGCCACAGCCTGTTGGTTCACGTGGCGGCGACTCATGCCGGCATTGTGAACGGCAACATGCGATTCTACCGTCCTGACAAGATGCAGGAAGGTGTGCATACATGGCTGCCGAAGACGACCAAGGATGGTGTAGTTGTTCAGACTGCGCGTCCGGTCCTGATCAAGCACGACGAGCACGGCGACGTTCTGGGTCGTGTACTGGAAGCCAAGTACGTGGATGACAGTTGGCGTTATGTCAACGATTATCCAATGGTTAAGGACTTCCTGTTCTACCAGCGAGACGGTAAGAAGCGGCATGATCTGTTCAAGTCCGTCGACTGGGTTGTGAAGAATCTGATGCCGCTCGATGAGTACACAGGGCTGGGTTACACCGACTTAGGCCTTCGGATCACCAATCCGGATGCCATTCGCAAGGTGCTGGCCGATGAGTATCTCACCGTATCGGTGGGTTTCAAGACGGACTCTGCAATATGCTCGATATGCCATACCGATTGGGCTGAGGACGGTAAATGTGAGCACAAGTTAGGCCAGAAGGTAGACGGCGAGCAGATGTTCCTGATCTCTGGATGCTTCGAGAATCAGGAACTTAGTTTCATCAACTTCGCTGCCGATCCTTTCGCGACTACGATCAGCAAAGAAGTGTTGGCCGACGGTCTGAAGCAGATCTTCTTCCTAGGCCTTACTCCACAAATGCAGAGTGCCT